CTGTCCCCGCAAGACGCAGCCACCATTGCTGATCTGGCCACCCGTCATGGCGCCACTGACCAGCTGACCGACTGGCTGCGCAACGCCACCCCGGTGGATGAAGTTCGCGCCGCCATTCTGGACCGCCTGGCCGGTGCTCCAGCTGCCACCAGCGCGCAACGCAACGTCAACACCAGCATCAGCACCGTGCGCGATGAGTTGGAAACGCGCATGGCTGGCATGACGCAAGCTGTCATGTCACGGGTTGACACCTCTGTTCAGCTCGATGACAACGGCCGCCGCTATCGCAGCTATTCGCTCATTGAGTTGGCCCGCGAATACCTGCATGCCCGCAGCATAGACACCCGTGGCATGGACCGCCTGGAAATCGCTGGGCAAGCCCTGGCGTTTCGCAGTGCCGGATACATGGGTACGGGCGACTTTGCCAACATTTTTGCCAACTTGGCTAACAAGCGTTTGCGCAACGCCTACGACCAAGCGCCCGGTACCTACCGTTCGTGGGCTCGGCAAGCACCGTCCGCTGTTGACTTCAAGCCCATCACGGTTATTCAGTTGGGCGCCGCCCCAGAGCTGCTGCGCACCAATGAGCACGGTGAATTCCAGTACGGCTCTATGAGCGATGGCGCTGAGTCCTACAAGGTGCTGACTTATGGCCGCATCTTGGCCATGACCCGACAGATGCTGGTGAATGACGATCTTCGCGCCTTTGACCGGCTGAACACCGCCTTTGGCAACAGTGCCGCTCGCCTTGAAAACCGCCTGGTGTATGCGCAGTTGACTGACAACCCCACTATGTCAGACAACGTGGCTCTGTTCCACGCCACTCACGCCAACTTGACTACTGGCGGTGGCTCGGCGCTGTCGTTTGACGCCATGACTGCAGGACGCACCGCCCTGCGTCGGCAAACCGGGTTGCAGGGTGAGCTTTTGAACCTGTCGCCCCAACACCTGATTGTGCCGACAACCTTGGAGCAAAAAGCCTACCAGCTGACCAGTTCCCAGTACGTGCCCGCGCAGCAAAGCAACGTCAACGAATTCCGTGCTGGTGGCCGCACCGCTGTGAATCCGGTGATTGAGCCCCTGCTGGACATTGCATCCACCACCGCCTGGTATTTCGCAGCAGACAACGGCCAGATCGACACCGTGGAATTTTGCTACCTGGGCGGCGCCGAAGGCCCAGTGATCGAAACCCAAAACGGGTTTGAAGTGGATGGCATGGCAGTCAAGTGCCGCCTGGACTTCGCAACAAAAGTTATCGACCACCGTGGTCTGTACCGGGCTGACGGCGCCTGAGCCACAGCACTTGCCCCCTCTTTTTGAAGGAATCTAACCATGAAGAATTTGAATTCTGCTGGCCGCATCATGCCCTTTGTGGCTGCGGCCGCCCTGGCTGCAGGCCAGGTGGTGCGTGTAGGCAATGTATTGGGAGTGAACTCCGCACCTGTTGCCATTGGTGAAACTGGCCAGTTGGCTACTCAAGGCGTATTTGAGTGCCCCAAGGTGACTACTGCAGTCATCACCCAGGGCGCGCCCCTGCAGTGGGACGCATCGGACGCCAAGTTCACTACCACGGCTGATGCGTTGGAAACCGGCGATGTCACGGGCCCCGGCTTTTATGCCTGGGCCGCAGCAGGCAACGGTGCCACCACGGTGCTTGTGTGCTTCACCGGCACACCCGGCACCGTGTCTTGATCCAGCCCGACGCATCGCCATGACGCCCTTTGCCGATTTGCAAACCAGCGTGAACGACGCCGTAATGACTACCCTGGCCGACACCACCGCCACCTGGGGCGCCATCACCGTGCCGGTCATCTTTGCTGCGCCTGCATCCGAAGCTCTGGGTGTTTCTGGCTACGCGCCCAAGGCCACGGCCCTGGAGTCTGACTTGCCGGGAATAGGCGAGGGCGATGCGATCACCATCAGTGGCCGCCCCTATGTGGTGGTTGCGGCTGAGCCTGATGGCGCCGGCATGGTGAATCTGCAGCTGCGCGAAGGGGCCTGAGATGACCGCCACCGTGCAACAGCAACTCATGGACGCCGTGCAAGCGGCGTTGGTGGCTGCCACAACGTTGGCAGGTGCCAATGTGCATGCCGACCGCCCTGATGACCTGCCCATGCCTGAGGTGCCTGCCCTGCTACTGGAAGGCGGCGACGAGGCTATCACGCTGGTGGACCACGGCGTCACGCTTCAGCAGCGTGACTGGCAGGTGCACATCAGCGCCATGGCCACCACGCCCGCCACTGCACGTGAGCTGGCTGGCCAGGTTGAGGCGGCATTGTTTGCCTCTGCCCTGGGCCAGCCCAACGGTGTCCCCTGCAAAAGCCTGGTGCTGGAAGGCTCCAAGCCCGCCGCCTCTGGCGCATTGCAGCAGCGACTGCATGAACAACGCCAACTCTGGCGCTTGACCTATTTCACACAGGGTGGTCAGCCCTACACCCCCCTCTGACCGATTCGCCCGCTTAAAGGAGTTTCACCATGGCATATTTTTTCCCCGAAGGCACCAAGGTCTACTACAGCAGCACCTTTGCCAGCGCCAAAAACATCACCATCCTCACCAATGCAGCCACAGCAGTGGCCACTGCTGTGGCTCATGGCTATACCGATCAAGACCCAGTGCTATTGGCCAGTGGGTGGGAGGATGCAAACGACACGGTGTTTGAAGTGGACCAGCTGACTGCAGACACCTTTGGTGTTTTGGGGTTGGATTCGAGCAACACCACTTGGTTTACACCTGGCGGCGGTGTGGGCTCGGCCAGCAAGATTTCCGGCTGGGTGGAGATCCCGCAGATCTTGACTATCAGCCCCAACGGTGGCGGTATCAAATACGGCAACATCGACCCACTGGGGACCCGGCAAGCCAAAAAGCAGCCCATTGGCTTTGAAGCCGTGGGGCTGGATTTGAAAATCGGCTACGACGCCACCAACGCCACCATCAAAGCCATGCAGGGTCTCACGCGCGTGGCCAGCAAAGTGGCGATCAAACTGGTGATTCCAGGCGGTGGCCGTGTCTATGGCTACGGCAACATCAACTGCTCGGAAATGCCAGAAATCAGCAAAGGCAACGTCATCCAGCTCTCTGTGGGTGTGGGCTTTGACGGTCGCTCCATCGGCTACGGCGCCTGACGGTTTCGTGCGCGGCAGGGTGGCATGGCGCCACCTGCTGGGTTGAGCCCGAGCCTGGCCGCCGCGCACTCCTTCCATATCGGGCCTTTTTATCGGGCCAAACAGATATGCCAATCATCCTCAAACTCATTCCGCGTCTGAAATTCGCCGTGGAAGGCTCCGTCAATAACGATGGGGTCGATGAACATTTTTCTTTCAAACTGACCGCCAAGCGTGTTGACAACGATTCCTTGCAGGCCCGTTTCGTAGCCAACCCCAATCAAACCGTGGGCGAAGTGCTGGCCGATGTCGTTGAAGACTGGGATGGTGTGAAAAACGAAGACGGCTCCCCGCGTCCCTACTCGCGCGAAGCGCTGCAAGAGTTGTTCAGCGTACATCCAGGCACGTCGATCCTTGCCTACAAGCGCTACCTCAGCGAAGTGACGGCCAAGGAAAAAAACTAGCCGCCCTTGCCCGCGCCTATGCCGAAGCCACCCGCCCCCCAGAGCCCGAGCAAGCCCAGGCCATGGGGGCTTGGGGCGCAGTTTTGGCCAATGCAGGGGCACTTTCCCAAGCCCAAAAGTCTGAGCAGGTTGAGTACCTCTGGCCTGAAAACGTCCAGGCCTGGGACGCTTGGCAAAGCCTGCAAACGCAGTGGCGGGTGGGCGTGGCCGGGGCCACGGGGCTGGACTATGCCGGCGTGCGGGCCTGGCTGCTTGAACAGTGGCCAGACGACAGCGCTACCCGCCAGGACGTGCTGCGCGGCATTCAGGCTTGCGAAGCCGCCACGCTGGCCGTTTGGGCCAAACAGCGAAAAGAAGACCAAGACAAACACGCGGAGCCGTAAATGAGTCAATTGCAGGCCATTGGCCTCAGGGCTGAGCTGCAAGGGGTGCAGCAGACCGAAGCGGGCTTTGCCCGCCTCGGCCAAAGCGCCTCTGCCATGGCTGCCACAGTCCAGCAGACAGCCCAGCAGGCCGCCACCGGTGTGGATGGCCTGAGCCAAAAGATTGACGCTGGCACGCAAAAGGCCAGTGCCGCATACGGCCGCATGGAGGCCGAAATCAGGCGGGCCACGGCCACACTGCAGGCTCAGCTTGATGGTTCTGGCCGTGCCGGTGAACTGCTGAACCGTGCTATCGCTCAGGGCATGGACGTGAGCAAAATCACGCCCGCCTTGACCAAACTGCGCGAGGTTGAAACTGCCCTGAATGCCCAGCGCAAAGCCGCTGCCGACGCCGGGGCAGCCTCCACAGCTTCGCTGGGGGCGGTGCAAATGTCCGCCGCCCAAACGGCTGCCGCGCTGCGCAACGTGCCCGCCCAGTTCACCGACATTGCGGTGTCTCTGGCGTCTGGCCAGCAGCCGCTGACTGTGTTCCTGCAGCAAGGCGGCCAGCTCAAGGACATGTTTGGCGGTGCAGGTGCTGCAGCCAAAGCCCTTGGGGGCTATGTGCTGGGCTTGGTCAGTCCCTTCACCTTGGCCGCTGCTGCTGCTGTCGGTTTGGCTGTGGCCTACAACCAGGGTAGCAAAGAGGCAGATGCCTACCGGCTGGCGATTGTGACCACGGGCAATGCCACGGGCACCTATACCGGGCAGTTGAAGGCTTACGCGCAAGAAATCAGCAAGTTGGGCGGCACACAAGCCGCCGCAGCTGAGTCTCTGGCCGCCATGGTCTCTACTGGGCGTGTTGGCTCTGATGTGCTTCGCCAGTCGGCTCAGGCTGCCATGCAGTGGGAAAAGGCCACGGGCACTGCCGTTGCATCTACAGCCAAACAGTTTGCCGAGCTTGGCAAAGACCCGCTTCAAGCCTCTGTCAAGCTCAATGACGGGGTGAACTACCTCACCGCCAGTGTCTACAAGCAGATCAAAGCACTGTCGGACCAAGGCAAGACAACAGAGGCAGCCACGGTTGCCCAAAAGGCGTATGCCGATGCGTTGATTTCAAGGTCTGATGAAATTGCCCGCAACCTGGGCACTGTAGAAAAAGCCTGGAACGGCATCAAAGGAGCTGCCAAGGGCGCCTGGGACAGCATGCTCAATGTGGGGCGTGAGGAAACGGTGGCTGACAAATTGGCCGCCGCCCGAGATGATCTGGAACAGCGGCTGCGCCGTGGACCCACAAACGAGCTGGTACGGCAAAACTGGGAAAAAGGCAATGAAGGGCTGCGGCAACAGATTGCACTGTTGGCCGAGCAAGAGCGCATGCTCAAGCGTGGTGCTGATGCCCAGGCCGCCCGCACCAAACAAAACGAAGATTTCGTGGCTTGGACCCAGCAGGGTGAAAGCTTTTTGACCAAGGCCCAGCAGCGTGACCGCGAGTTGGCCAAGGCGCGGGAGGAAGGCCAGGCATTGGTAGAGGCCGGGTTGATCAAAGAGATTGACCTGCGCAAGCGGCTGTCCGCCATCCGTGAAAAGTACCTGGACAACACCGGCCAAAGTGAAGTGGCCGGCATCCGCGCGCAGATTGCCGCCCAAAAGGAGCTGAATCAGCGCCTGTCTGACCAGATTTCCGGGGCGCGTCCGCTGACTGATGACGTCAAGCTGACTGCTGGCGAACAGGCCCGCGCCAAGATCCAAAAAGAGCTGCTGACCAGCCTGTCAGCCGTGGCCAAAGCAGAAAAGCAAAAGGCACTGGCTGAAGCAGAAGAGTTGATTCGCGTTGAAAAAATCGGCGCCGCCCGGGAAAAAACCAGGAAAGCCCTGCTGGCCGATGTGGAAGCGCTGGAAAAGCAAATTGACGCCCAGCGCAACGCGGGCGCCGACATCCTCAGAAAGGCGCAAGAGCAAGAGTTTGCCAATCAGACCATGGGGCAAGGCAAAACGGCTATCGAGCAATACACGTTGGCGGAGATGAAACGCCAGCTGGCCGAAGCAGAAGCCTCAGACCGGTTTGACCCGCGCTACATCGCATCTCTTGAGCAAAAGATCGCTGCGCAGCTGCGCTTTGTGGATGCACTCAAGGCCACAGATTACAAGACCATGGACGCGCGCACCGATGAGCTGCTGCGTTCGTCCCAAGAGCAAGCCAAGCTGTATGCCGATGAGTTGCAGCTTGTCACCCTGACCGGTGTTGAGCGTGAAAAGGTCATAGCCCTTCGCCAGGTTGAACTGAAGTACGCCAAAGAGATTGCAGACCTGGAGAAAACCGGCTTATCTGACGCTGAAAAAGATGTGCAGCGCCTAAAGATCAACCAGGCCAAACAGATCGAATCACTTGCAGCTGTCAATAAGGTAGTGCAAGAGGACTTTGCCAAGACAGCCAGCCAGATCAACCAAAGCCTGACCGATGCGCTGATGCGCGGCTTTGAATCTGGCAAGGACTTCGCGCAGAACTTCCGCGACACCGTGGCCAACATGTTCAAGACCTTGGTGCTGCGCCCGGTCATCAGCGCCATTGTCAATCCTGTGGCTGGTGCCATCACGGGGTCTATGGGGCTCACCGGGGCCGCTAATGCGGCTTCTGGTGCGGCGTCTGGGGTCGGGCTTTTGGGCGGCAACTTTGGTGCCGGATTGAGCGCCGGGGCTGGTGCGCTATTCGGCGAAGCGGGGCTAATGGGGGCCTTAGACGCAGGGTCAATTGCGCTAAGTGCAGGCAACATCGCTGGTGGCCTGGGCACCATCGCTGGGGCCCTGGGGCCGATTGCCTTGGGCGTCGGCGCCGTGGCCGCACTGATCAAGTCCCTTGACGACAGCGGCACCATGCACACGGGCGGCCTGGGGGCTTACTCTGCCGCCACCGGGGCGGTTGTGGGCGATGCCGTCAAGTCGCAAAGCCCTGGGTTTTTCAGCCTGGCCAGCGCCGACTACCAGGGCAGCACTGAGCAAGCCAGCGTCAAGATTGCACAGTCCATTGTGGGCATGCTGGACGCCACGGCAAAGACCTTTGGCCAGCAGGCCGGGTACTTTGCCGCCACTGCGTTTGCCGACGACACCAGCAAAGACGGCGCTTGGGGCTCCCTGCTTGTAAAGCTGGGCGACAAGGTTTTGGCCGATTGGGGGCCGGGTGGGCCCAATGTGCTGGGGCGCGAGTTTGCCAACGGCGAGGCCGGGGCCAAGGAATATGCCAACGCCGTCGCCGCAGATGTGACGCAAATCTTAAAGGGCATGGACTTGCCCGCCTGGGCTGAGCGCTTTACCGATGCGCTGCCCGCCACGGCTGATCTGGACGCGC